CGGTGAAAAAGCCAGTTGCAGCCCGCAGCGCACCATTTACCGCTATGTTTTGTGAAGCTACAGGCACAGATATACAAACGCGGTGGCGTTAGCTCAGTTGGATAGAGCAACAGCCTTCTAAGCTCACCAAGAAATCTAGGTTTTATGCGGGTTGCGCGGCAGTTTCCGCCCCGCATTCATGTACGTTTAAACAGTGATCTAGCCCGCGTTATTTCGTTTTTGCACAGCCAATTGCGGAGCAAAAACAGGCAGCCAAAACGCAAAAAAGCCCCCTCCAGCGCAAGCTAGAGGGGGTTTCTTATTTGGGCTGCGTTGACCGCCAACACTGCGCCGCATAGTCCTGCAGGTAATCTATTTTTGCGGCATCTTCTCCGATGGCTTCTCGGTGGTCGAGAACACGGCGTTGTACGTCTGGATCGAGTTCGACGGTGTCATGGCCCACGCTGCCGGCGCCTGGATCGCTGGGCCTGTGACCACTTTGGGCGGCGATGAGGCGCACCCCGCAAGTGCCATCAGCGACACAGCCGCGCAGGCGGCGTAGCTCTTTCTTGTCATCTTCCAGTCCTTTCCATGCGCGCACGTCGGCGGCTGAGATTGCGTTGTTGGCTTCAATGCCAGCTTGCTTGATGGCTTCGGCCACTTCCAGCGCCTGCCGGTCACGCTGGGCCAGCTCTGCGGCGTGCTGTCCATCCAGGCGCCAGCCGTTGACCTGCCAGCCTGTGTAAAAAACAATAGCTATCAGCGCAAACATCACCAGCGCTTTGAGCGAATTTCGTGGGTCAGCCATTCCAGCCACCATCCAGGCAGAAGCCTGCATTCGTGTCAGCCCGGTCTTTGAGACCTGGCAGCACGGTCAGCACGCCCTTGACCGTGCCCTTGTTCCACTTGGGGTTCTCACGGCAGGCCCCCTGCACGTCCCCTGCGTTGGCTTTGCGCAGCATCGTGCTGGCGGCCAGCGCGCCATCGCCCTTGTTGTGGATGAAGTCCAGGAACGTGGCCTGGGTGATGGCGTCGTAGTTGGCCCAGTAGGCAAACAGGCGCTTTGCCACGCGCTCTGCCTGCAGATACCGTCCCTTTTCCAGCTCGTAGCAATCTGCCGGGGTGTACCACTTGCCGGCGACCACCCCCGCGCCGGTGATGCCGTTGCAGACCGTCAGCGGCTGACCGCGGCCCAATTTGTCGATGTAGGGCGTGCCCACGTGCTTGCCGCTGGATTCGTACAGGTGGCCCATGAGCATGGCGATCTTGACCGCATCGCTGGTGCCGGCATCACGGGCCACGGCCTGCACGTAGGGGTCTGCGGCCGCGGCTTGCACCTCGGCCCGCGCCACCTCGCCCTGGTGCTGGGCATAGAACGCGCCGCCACCGCCTGTGAGCATGGCCAGGGCCAGCAGGCGCCCGACGATCCATTTCTTGGACTGCTGCATGTCACTTCTCCAGGGATTCCAGGGGCAGGCCTGCGGCAGTGCGCGTGGCGTCGATCTTGGCTTGGCGCCGCCATTTCCAGACTAGGTGCGCAATCTGCAGGCTGATGAAGAACAAGCTGGCGAACACCACCCAGGTGTTGCCGGCAAAGCCGAGAAAACTGCCTTCTGTGACTGGCGCTATGCTTGCCGCTGCGCCTGCACCTCCTGCTGGAGCAGCCTGCAAACCCGCTTTGAAAATATCGTGCTTCTGCTCGGCACTGATGCCGTTGGCCATGCCCAAAAGGGTCTTGATGTGTTGGACAAGTTCGTACATTTTTCGGGCGTAAAAAACCGCCCGAAGGCGGCGGTTTGGGGTGGACTGCCTTCTGGGGGGCAGTGTCTCGGCCGGGGGCAGGAATGCCTAACCCTAGCCGGGGCGCTTACGCAGGGGCTGTGCCCGATTGCGTCACGCTGCCGCTGATCTGGGCCGATGCCGACACCATGCTCCAGGCCGACGCGGTGCGCTGTGCGGCGGTGGCCAGGCCGATCTTGGCCGCATCCAGGCGCGCGTTGTTGGTCTGGATGGCCGCATCGGTGTTCAGCTTGGCCGTTTGCAGGCTGATGTTGGTGATGGCGTCGTACTGCTTGACCTCGGCCTCCCAGCGGCGCATGAAGCTGTTGGCCTTGGCCTCCACCGCATAGGCGCTGACCCGGTAGCCGTCCACCAGGATGGCCGATTGCTTGGCCGCGGCATCCATCTTGGCCACCTCGGCAGACAGGCGCGCTTTCCAGGCGTTCCACTCCATTTCCTTGGCCGACAGCTTGGCCTGGGTCTGGGCAATGGCCACCCGCGCCGCCTCGGCCTGGGCGCTGACCTTGGCGCTGAAGGCCTGCACCTGCGACTTATAGGCTTCTTGCTTGAACCCCTCGGCCTGGATGCTGGCCTTGTGCAGCTCCACCTTGGCGGTCTCGGCATTGGTGGCTGCCACAAAGGCGCGGATCTGCTCGGCCCCCACCTGAATCTTGGTCTGCTCCAGGCTCACCAGGGTTTGGGCCGCCTGCACCCGGGCCTTGTAGATCTCCACGGACGCCATGCGCCCTTCGATCTCGGCCTTGTAGCGCGCCACCAGCGATTCGTTGATCTGGGCCTTGGTCTGCTCGGCCGACAGCAGCGCCTTGAAGACCTCGACCTTGTTCATCTCAGCCTTGATGACCGTCTCATAGGCCGCGGCGTAGGTGCGGTAGCCCTCCAGCAGCGCCTTGTACTGCTCGATGCGCCCGTTGTACGCGGCCAATGCGTTCTCGGCCGCGGCCTTGGCCGCCTCAAACGCCAGCTGGTCCAGCTTCAGGGCCTGGTCCATCAGCTGGCCCTCCAGCAGCAGCCCCTGCTGGATCGCGTCCTTGACGTTGGACTGCTCCAGCTCGGCCTGCTTGATGGCGATTTCTCGGGACAGCTCGGCCAGCTTGTCGTGGTACTCCCGGCGCGCATCGGCCAGCTGGCCGGCCAGCACGCCGGAGGGCAGCGGAAAGCCCAAGGCCTCGGCCGCGCGCATCACCTCCTGCTCGCGGGCCAGCGCCACGCGGGTTTCGCGGTCGCGCGCCCGGTCCCAGATGGCCTGCTCCACCGCCGGGTTCAGCCCGGTGCCGCCCTGGATGCGCGCGGCGATGATGGCTTTGAGCGTGCCCAGCAACTGCGAGGCATAGCCCGGCGCCCGGCTGAACTCAAACGGTGCAGGCGCCAGCAGCTCCAGCTGCGGCACATCGTCCAGCTTGGCCAGCCAGTCCTCGTGCAGCTCCACCCCACCAAAGCTGTGGGTGGTCAGCGCCAAAAAGGCCGGGGCATCGGGCAGCTGCACATCGGGCGCGTCGGGAATGGCCACCTGCCCCACCTGCGGCAGCGTGGGCACAGTACCAATCGCAATGCTCGGCGCCTGGGGAAAGTGCATCTCCGGGGGTGGCTGCGTGAAGCTGTCCACCACCACCGCGGGCAGATCGGCCAGGTCCAGGGCGCCTGGCTCATTGCCGGGCGGGGTGAATCCCACCGTGGGCAGTTGCGGCAGCTCGGGCACATCCGGCAGGCTGGGTGCGGCCAGCGTGTTCCAGCGCACGCTGATGGTGGGCGGCGCGTAGATGCTGGCATTGAGCGCATCCTGCATGGATTTGGCCTCCAGCGCCGCCTGCTCGGCCATGGCGATCGAGCGTTGGTACTTGTCCTGGACGATCTCGGCCGGGCCATTGAATTCAAAATCAGTTGCCATTGGAAGCTCTCCGTGTCTTGGATTTGGTGATCAGCACCGTGATGGGGCCCAGTCGCACGCGCAAGGTGAACGGCGCACAAGTGCCGGCCTCCAGCGCCGCCTGCTTGGCAAGTTCAATCGAACGCTCGTACTTGCTCCGAACAATCTCGGCCGGGCCGTTGTGTTTGAATGCCGCCCCCATATCAAACTCTCCGTGCCTTGGACTTGGCCGTCAGCACCTCGATGCGGTCCAGGCAAAAGGCCTGGCCGTCCGGGGTGCTCAGGCCAAACCCCATGTAGTTCTCGCGGATGCCCCGGCCCACCGGGCAGCGGGTTTGCTCGCTATCGCGCAGTGCAAAGCGGTAGCGCCAGGCCTGGGCGGCCGGGCCGTACACCGCAAACTCGGCCTCGCCCTGCCCCTGCATCGACAGGTAGACCATCTCGATGCTCTGCTTGAGCGTGGATTCACGTACCGTGGCCGGCAGGCGCAGCTGCGCCACGATGGGCGCGCCGTGGTCGGTCTCGCCCCCGAAGGCAAACAGGCCGGCGGCGCTGCCCCCGTGCGTGGGGGTGATGCTCTGAAATTCATGGCCGCTGTACTCGGAGACAGCGCCAGTCAGGGTGTTGACGACAAACATGGAGGCCCCTCAAAAAGTGAAAAAGTCACGTTCGCTCAGGCCCTCGGGCCACTCCAGCACCGTGGCGGCGTCACGGATTCCCGCCTCGCTGTCCAGCAAGAAACGCCAGCGTTGCCCCGTGGCCAAGGAAAACTCCAGCAGCATCCCGCCCGTTTCTGGACAGTGGGCGTATTGGCACTGAACGGCGACGTTGTCCAACGCAATCACATCCAGCAAGCTGTCTTGGGTCACGTCGATAAAGTCGCTTTGCGCTTGGAACTGGGTATCGAAGCCACCCACGGGCTCTGTGCGCGCCAGATCGGCCGTGTCCACCGCGCGCAGCAGCTCCCCATCGCGGGTGATGGCGGTACCCAGGTTCGCGTAGCCGGCATACCTCTGTGGCGGCACCCAGGGCGTCACGTCCACCTCAATGCGGTGGCGGCCGTACAGCAGGCAAACCTTTGCGATCGTGGTGGGCACGGCGCTCGAGTGCGTTTCCTGCACAGCGCCCTGCCCATAGGAGCGCGTCGAGTGGTGCGTCAGGGTGACGATGGTTTCCACATAGGCGGTTACATCCGCTGCAGCGTCACGCAGCAGCACATTGCGGGAAGCCACGCGCGAGGTGTAGTCGGTCACCGAATCCCCCGATTGCGACTCGCTGCCGCGCAAGAGGTTGTCGCTAAAGTTGCCCGTATGCGTGGCCTGCACGTCTGTTTCGTAGGTGATCAGCTCCAGACCGCTGCTGTATGTGCGCGTGATGCGGTTCACTGCATGCACCTGCGAGCTAAAGCTGCCACTGTGCAGGCTGATGGTGGCTTCGCCGGAAATCAGGCCCACCCCGACTTGTGGCAGTCCATGACCTGCCCTGATCACGTCCGTCGTTTCAATGTCCACCACCGTCGGCCGGCTGTAGTGGTGGGTGTAGCTGCGGTTGACCTCCTGGTCATAGGTCAACAGCTGGCCAGCGGCGTCCACCCCTTCCAGCAGCCTTTGCACATTGCGGTAGTTCTTGCTCAACGTGAACCCACAGACGTGGGAATGCTTGGCCTCCTGCGCCACTTCACGGTCACCGTTGGACAAGGTGCGCAGCAGCGTCACCTTGGACAGACGCTGCGGGTGCGGCCAGAACTGCTGACTGATCTGTACCCCAAAGCGGCTGGTCGACTCGATGCGCCCGTCCCTCAGCCGGGCAATGGTCGGCGTGCACGCAGATGCCAGCACACCCAATGGCACAGCGGCGTGGGCCACAAAGCCCGCCTCAGTCGCCGCAAACACCTGGGCCTCGACATCGTTGTCGGTGTAGGTCGTGGGCAGCGCCCCCGAGGAAAACCGCTGCGTGGAAATCTGCGCACCATCGGCAAATCGCGTCACCAGGATCGCCGGCCACAGATCGACCATGACCTCAAAGTAATCGGGCGCGTACACCAAGTCACCCAGGTACGACTTGAGCGGGCCGGTGGTTTTCATCACGGACAGGGCCAGATACTGACCCTGGGGCGATGACACATGGTAGGGCGTGCGCGAATCGGGCAGGCGCATCACCGCCAGGAAATCAGTGCCCAGCGGCACTTGGGAGGATTGCACCTCGACCTGCTGATCCACTACGTTGGTCGCAGGCCCAGCCCCGTAGGGTGGTGGGGTCAACTGCCCCAGCTTCTGCTTGAAGATGAACTGCGCGATGTAGCTTTGCCAAGAAAGCACATCCACCCCGATGACGGTGCCTGCCGCCGTCACGTGGGTGATGTACCCACTCTCGGGGGGGGCGAACACGTTGACGTGCCCAAAGCGCCCGGCCCCCGGGGCCACATACAGGTAGCGCCAAACGCCACCCACGCGCAGCGTCTTGAACCTGGAGGCGGCCAGATCGACCGGATCAAACTTACTCTCATCGCTGTACTGGGCAAAGATATTGCGCAGCGTCCAGGTGGCCGACGGCTGGCCCTGCGCCGTGGGCTTGTTGACCAGCAGCCAACGCTCACCCAATCCGGCCACACCAAAAAGAATGCCGCTTTGGACGGCCTGCACAGCGCCCGCAGGCCACACCTGCATGATGGCCTGCACCCCTACAACGTCAATGCGGTAGGCCGTGCCATCGGGTAACCGGCCCGATTCGGATGGGTTGGGCACCAGCGAATACCGCTGCGCGTTGCAAAACCGCGCAAACGCATCTTGGGCCATAGCCGCTTGTGCCGCAGTCAGCTGCCCGCCGATGGCGCGCAAGGCTGGGGGCGCGCTCAGGGCGTAGGGCTGCCCGCCCACATCAAACGAGTGGGGGTTCCACAGCCCCGTCATACCGGCACCGCCAGATACTGGGGCAGGCCATCGACTTCCCGGAACGCCGCACTGACCTGCGCGACCTCGGTGCGCCAGCGCTTGTCCGTCAGGCTCTCGGTCTGCCCCCCGCTAAAGCCTGCCACCACCTCACCCCCGGCAATACACAGCATGGCCTGGCCCGCGCCCGTGCCATCGCCCAACCGCACCAGGTGCCCGGGCGCGGCCACGCCAGAGCCCAGCACCACCGGCCCGCGCAAGGTGGGCACATGGGCCAGTTGCCCCCAGTCCGTGCCCGCCAGGAACACCAGGTCGTGCTCCGTGCCCACGTAGATCCCGTTGTCCACGGGCTGGATGGCGGTGATGCGCCCCTGCAGGGCCTTGAAGTCGCGCCAGTCGCACAGGTGCGGCGCCATCGGGCGCGAAGCCCACAGCACATTGCCCTGGGCCACCAGCACCCGGCCACGCCAGTACGCCGTGATCGTGCCCACCGGGAACGGCTCGGCCCCCAGGGTGCGGCAGGGCAGCACCAATTGGGCATTGCCGCCGGCAAACTCCCAGCTGCCGCCCAGGGCCGTGCCGGCCAGGTAGGCGCCCTCCCCGCTGCGGCTGCTCAGGTAGACGTTGAGCCCGTGCCCCTCCAGCATGGGCAGGCCGTCCAGGCGCAGCCCGCCCTGGGCCAGCTCCAGCGGCTCGGAGCTGATGGCCGGGCCCTCCAGCCGGTCGGCCAGGCGCACAAAACTCAGGTGGTAGCGGTACTGGCCCGGCTCCAGCGCCCCAAACGCGGCATCGGCCGCGCCCAGCGAGCCCGGCACCGGCACACTGCGCTCCACGCCGGTGATGCCATCGGTCACGCCATGGATCAGCCCGTTGCTGAAGCAGACCCGCCCATCGGGCAGGTCGCAGTACCAGACCCGATCCGGGCCCAGCGCGGGGTGGATGGTGTGGCGCGCCCCATCAGGATGCAGGGCCACCAGGGCCCCGCCACTGGTGGCCAGCAGAAAGCCAGGGGCTTGGTGCAGGTTCTGGTGGCAGTGTGTGGACTGTTGCTCCAGACCGGCGCGGCGCGTCACCTCGCCCGTCAGGCCAAAGTCCACATTCGTGGCCGCCAGCAAGTCGCTGCCCGCCATGCGGCGCTCGGGCAGCACGTTGTTGATGCCGGTAAAGCCTTTGAAGGTCAGCATGTGCTCTCTCTTTGTAAGGTGGGCTGCCCCAAGCGCACGGGGCACAGGGCACGGGCGCGCAGGGCCACCCCGCCCAAAGCGGGCGTGCCTAGGACCACCGGCCGCAAGCTGGCCACGGCCAGGGTCACACCGGCCAGCTGCAGGCCAGGCCGCCCCAGGTGCACCGGCTGCATACCGGCCACCGGCAGGTGGCAGACCAGCCGCGGGGGGCCCATGCGCACCGGGCGCAGCGATGCACTGCGCGCTTGCGCACCCACCCCCGGCACCCCCAGGCGCACGGGCTGCAGGCTGGCGGCCGGCAGGGCCAGCACCAGCCGCGCCGGCGCAAAGTGCACGGCGTGCAGGCTCTGGACGGGGCCGGTCTGCAGTGACAGCGCAGCCGTGGGCACGCCCAAACGCACCGGCCGCAGGCTGGCCGCCGGAAACGCCGTGCTGCCCTGCTCCGTCTCCTGCACCAGCTGCGGGGTGCCCAAGCGCACCGGCGCCAGGCTCTGCACGGTGGCGACCGTGGGCGTGGGTGGATCGCCCAGCTGCAGGGCTGGAACACCCAAGCGCACCGGCACCAGGCTGGAAACCAAGAACGCCGGCGGCTGCACCGTGCCACCGCCCGCAGTGCCCCCGCCGTTGATCGCCCAGCTGTTGATGCCGTCGGCATTGATGCGCGCGGAAGGCACCACCACCTCGGGTTCGGGCTCTGGCACCACCGCGCCACCCGCCACGGTGCTGGCGTTGATCTGCCAGCCATGGATGGCCCCGCCATTGATCAGCGCCCCAGGCGTAGCCGTCGCAGGTTCTGGTACAGGCTCTGGCACCGCCAGCGCGGAGGCGGCCGCGTTGATGGCCTCGGCGTTGATCTGTGGGAAGGCCATGGGGCACGCTCCCTATCGGATATACAGGCCGTCAAACGAATCTGGCGCAGCTGGGTAGCTGTCCGCGTCGTTGCTGTGCACGAACAGGCCCTTCCAGTAAAAGCGCCCGCGGCACGTGCCGCCGGTGGCCGTGCTGCTGCGCACGAAGTGAAAGCCCTTGATGCCCTTGGTGATCGCGTTGGACAGCACGATGCGCTGGCGCGCACCAATGCCCACCAGCTGCTTGGCGGCCACCAAGTCCCCAACCACGCTGCCGGCATAGTCCACTTCCTTGACCGTGATCGTCGGCGGCGTCGATGCGCCGTAGGCATCGCAGATGAAACCGACTTCTGTCGGGTAGAACCAGATGCCGGTGTTCTCGCCGTTGGCCCCCAGGCGCGGGAGCGCCACGATGTTGCCGTCGCTGCCCGGATCAAAACGCACCCAGGGCGAATCCCCCAACGCAGGCGCAGCGCCACCCGAGAATGCATGGCCCCGGCCCATACAGTAGGTGTTGAACGGGCTGTCGGTGCTTCTAGCAAAGTCGCCGGGGTAGTAGGTCGCCGCGGGGTTGAAATTGGGCGCAACGCCCAACTCCACCATGTGGCTGTAGCCCACGCCCTCCACCTGCTGTGCCATCCCAGCGAACACGCCGTTGAGTTCAGACTCCCCAAAACCACGGGCTGGCGCGACCGGCAGCCCGCCAAGGGCGAAGGCACCAGGAATGAACTCAAAGCCGCTCGGCGCGCCCCAGTCGATGAAGGCATCTCCCAGGTTCACCGAGATCGCTTGATGGCGGGCGTGGTGCAGGGTGTCCGCGCCCAACTGCTCCAGCATGCTCTGGGTCACGCGGCACTCCATGACCGAGCCCACAGGCCAGGCCTGCGCCTGGGTATCCTCGCGGGCGCGCTCCACCATCAGCACGCGGGTGTCGTCAGGCATGTCGACATAGCCCAGCAGATTGACGATTTCATACTGGCCGGGCATGTCCTTGTGGGTGATCGTGGCCAGCGTGAACAGGCCCTCCATCGCCTCTGGCATGTTCGGCCAGGAGGAAGGACGATCCGCAGACAAGGGAACCGGCTGGCCGGTAAATGCCTCGTCCGTGAGAGCCTCTGTCAGTGTGAACGCAGCGTTGTTCAGGAAAAACAGGGTACGCATGCTGCTTCTCCTTACGCCACCAGCGAAATGATCTTGGCGGGCCCCTCCGACCATGGGACCCACACGGAGCCCCCGTTGGTGCTGAACGGAAAGCCCGTGATTTCATCGAAGTAGCACAGCAAGTCCGACGTGGCAGGGTTGCCGCTGTCCTTGAACAAGACCAGGGCCTTGCAGGTGCTGCCACTGGCCAGCGCACCAAAGTCCAGATCAGCAGCATCAAAGACGCCGCCGGCAATGCTCTTGTTGGCCAGCGTGGCCGCCGCGCCGACCACGGCGCCCAGGTCCGCCAGGAACTCGTGGGCATTGCTGAAGGTGTAGGTGCTGGGCACCAAGACCGCCTTGATCGGGTCGGTGGCGAGATTGATCTGGGCGCCGAGGAGTTTTTCGGCCCCCTTGGGGTACAACTTGTTGGCCATGACTGGGGCTCCTGAAAAGAGCCTTCAGTCTCTTCAGCCCTGCCACTTGCTGCCATCCCTAGCCGGGGTGAAACAAAGAAGCCCCAACTGCATGCGCTGTTGAGGCTTCAAAATTGGTCAGGGTTTAACGGCCCGCTATACGGTCTTCTTTCAAGTGTTGGGTGACGGCTATCGGCCAGAAGCGGACAGTCACGAATTCCCTTCTGTTGCCATTCATGGGGCCGGTCCACTCCAATACCGGACGTAAGCCCAACGCGAACTACTCGGACAAAGCCGACAATCTAGCCGAGGTACTGGAACGTCGGCTTGTGGCCGATCCGCAGACTGAAAATCCGAGTGTCGACGGTTCGATTCCGCCCCCGGCCACCAGATATACCTAAACGGCTGCCCTGATGGGTGGCCGTTTTTCTTTCTTGCGCTGGGAACTGGCAAACGAGGCTATCCCTCGCCAACGTAGTTTGCCTAGGCAGGGCGGGTTCGGTAGAGGTTCGGTGGTGGTTCAGTTACGAACCTTCCTTGGTGATCACCCGAGCTCATCTGTCTAACCTCTTGACCTGCCCCCTGTAGCCGTACCACTCATTCGGCAGGAAGTCCGGTTGCTGATGTGCTTGGCTTATCCGTACCATATTCAGCGTTAGTCTTCGGCGCCATTCTCATGATGTGCTACATTGTATGTCGCAATAAGTTGTGCTACATTGTATTTCACGGGGCCAAATATGTCAGTCAAACCGACTACGACAATACGCATTGACCTAGATGTCAAAAGACGCGCCAGCGAGGTATTCGAAGAGATTGGCATCGGCATGTCCGCCGCAATTAATACCTTTCTCAAAGCGGTGGTTCGCGAGGGCACCATGCCGTTTGATATAAAGCCAGAACATCCAAAACCACATTCGAAATCCAGAAATGCGACACTCAATCGTGCGTTCATCATCAAGAGAGATGAGTTCTATACGCAGTACGAGGATGTCACTAGGGAAATGGTTAAGCATAGAGAGCAACTAAAGGGAAAGACCATACTTTGTAACTGTGACGATCCTTTTGAGTCAGCTTTCTTCCGGTTTTTTGTGCTCCATTTCAACAAGATAGGGCTGGCGGGACTTACATCCACCTGCTACGCCGGATCCCCAATGGCAGGACGGGAATATCCACTAGAGGGAGGGACTGGCGCCTATAAGGCGGTAGTAACCGAAGTGCCTGACGAGCCTCTGGTGAGGCCAGACGGTTCGCTGGATTTAGAGTCCTTGTTTGCTATGCAAGGCAACGCTCTCGTGCATCTCGCTGGTGACGGCGATTTCCGGTCAGACGAGTGCGAAGCTTTGCTCAAGGAAGCCGACATCGTGGTCACCAATCCACCCTTCAGCCTTTTCCGCGAGTACATCAGCCAGCTAGAGCGTCATGAAAAGGATTTCATTATTCTTGGGAACATGAACGCAGCAACATGCAAGGAGATCTTCCCGCTCTTCCGTGACAATAGAGTCTGGTACGGAGAATCCATCCGCTCTGGGGATCGAAAATTTTATGTGCCCGATGACTACCCGCTAAACGCCGCCGGCTGCGGTATAGACGAGAGAGGACGTCGCTTCATTCGAGTGAAGGGCGTACGCTGGTTTACCAACTTGGACACCAGCAGGCGGCACGAGCCTATAGCACTGACCAGCCACTACACTCCGGACGAATATCCACGTTACGAAAACTACGATGCGATTGATGTCGGACGCACCCAAAATATTCCTGTCGACTACGACGGGGTTATGGGGGTGCCGATCACGTTCCTCGACAAATACAGCCCGGATCAGTTCGAGATCGTTATGCTTGCCAACGGCAACGCACGCACCAACGTATCTTCCAAGACCCTTACAGAGGTAGGGTATCGTCCGCATTCTGAAGACAGGGGTGGTGTCGGCATCATCAACGGTCGGCGTGTTTATGCACGAATACTGATCCGCAGGAAATCTTCATGAGCAGTCGAATGCGCGTACCCTGCGCATATCAGGGCGGCAAACAGCGCGTAGCGGCTCAGATTGTCGACATTCTTCTAGAGGCTGCTCCCGGGCCGAACTCACAGTTCTACGACCTATGCTGCGGATCTGCCGCGATATCCATCGAACTGGTTAACAGAGGTGTCGCCCCATCACGCATTTGGATGCTCGACATCAGCTCTTGGGGTGCCTTCTGGTCCTCCATTGGCTCCGGCACGTTCAACATGGACACTTTTGATCAGTTTTTGTCCGGCTTGCCGCTCGATAAACGCGATTTTAAGGCTCACATGTCGGCGTTGTCGGCGCTCCCGGTGGGTGACCATGAAGTAGAGCTTTACCCAGTGCTTCAGGCTTGTTCCTTTGGAGGGAAGCAAATTTGGCGCAATGGAGAACGCTGGGCGAACGCCTGCTTCCGGGACTACTGGGAGCCAACTGCGACGAGCATACGCCGCAGCCCTGCCAATCCGATGCAACCCTCTCCTACCGAGCTGCGTCGCCGAGTCGATGCCCTCGTAAACGGAATGAGAGGAGTAACCTGCCTCAACACGAACATCATGACAGTCCTTAGTGATCCCTTTCCCAGTAATGCTGTCGTGTATTTAGACCCGCCATATCAAAATACGACAGGGTATGCGTTCGGCTTCGATGTAACATCGTTCATAAACCGCTTCCGCGAAGTAAATCAGGCCCCGTTATTCGTTTCCGAAGGAAACCAGTTGAGTAACAATGCCGTGATGCTCACATTTGGCGGGGCAAAGGGCGGTATTAGCGGAATTCGGAAAGGGAAACACCAGGAATGGCTAAGTCGTTTCTAGAGCAGCCCAAGCTACTTCGCATTTCTTGTAGATCCGTTTCGAGCCAAGCGATCTCGACCAAGGGAATCGTTCTAACTAGATTCTGCCGAAATGCCTGCCACCGCCTCGATTGCAGTCCCATACAGTGCTGTTCGCTTTAAATACAGATAGTGCTGAGCGTGGGCTGACCAGGGCAATTTCGTAATGGTTTTGTGCCAGCGGGGTAAAGACTAAAATTTTGTGCACGAAACTTGGACAATTGGCCGTCAGTATTTGCCCTGTTGATGCAACCCCGTTCAGCTGAAGTCTCCAAGTTCCGTTAGAGTTGCCGGAAGCGGTAACCGGAAATTTGATTTTGCAATTCGTATAGTCAACGCCTTGATAACGGATTATCACTGACGTTACAGTGGTCGTTGCAGCACTGTTTACCCCAAACAATGAAATGCTGCCTGCTATTAATGAGTGCTTTGTCACCATGGAAAGATCAAGTTGATTCCTTGATCCCCCAGTTAGCGCTCCAGTCTCAATCCAGAATGCATTCTTGTTAGCGAAGCCTTGAGTTATCGCGGGCGCAGATGCGGGATTTGTAGCAGTAGCGGCCGGTCCCGGAGTAAGTATTGTGACGGGCGGAGGAGCAGCCGGCGGCACCGATGGGTCGAAATCGTCGTCGTCAGCAGTTCCTGCAATCTCCACTGCCGACATTAATATTGTCGGCAATGGCATCAGTGCCGTGAGTCTTGGTCCAGCGGTCCCAGTACCTGTTCCCTCACCACCTGACTTCGGTGGCGGTGTTTCGGCGAGTATCCCATCCGCAACTAGCTGCTCAATGACATCGGGGCTGTCAACGAGGGTGATTCCTTCCCGTAATGGCAAGACAAACCAATCATCGATTGCTGTGGCGATCTTAGTAACTTCTCCTTCGTCGTCGCCGTCTCTGGTGTCCAGCGAGATAGCGGCCTCGATGTTCAGCGCTAGCCCCTCTCTGGTCAGGTTCGCCGAACCAACGAAGGCGGCTTGACTGTCGTCATTCCGGCGAATGTGGAAGACTTTCGGATGGAATAGCCCCCTCTTGAAGCTAACGACACCCAAGCGGGCGTTCGTACGAGGTATCCCCATTACATCCAGAAGCTTTTCCACGTGAGTCTTCACAGTGGACGCATCGTTTGACCCAACTAGAACATTGGTGACAAGGTCTGCCTTGGCGGCCCGTTCAATGACGGGCAAGACTAGTCCAAGCGCCTTCGCCGAGAAATATCCAGTCTGAACACGAAACTCGGTGACTTCATCAGTCAGGACTTCGCGAAGCCAAGTAGACAATGCTTCCGCAGGACTGCGCGAACCTGTGTCGTGATACCTCATGAGCTATAGCCTTCACCTTGTTAAAGTCCACGGCAAGTATAGCCATATGCTCATCTCATTTGTTCAACCTGCCGGACTCGCTACGGCAGCGCTTTAGGCCGCCTACGCTTCCTCGGCACAGGCATCTGTTCCCGCACCCTATCGAACAACTCGAACACGGTAAGACCAAGACCATTGGCGATGACCTTCAACGCATTGATGGTTGGGTTCGCCTGAGCTGCCATTGAAATTGCGCGCGATTCATTTGTGGATGCGGTGTTCGATTTCGGCAGCGCTCCAACTTCGGGTAACGGTCGGCACCCGTCACCCAACTGGCGCGGTAATCCCCCCTTAAACCATTGCTCTGAGAAGTAGAGCTATGCGGCCATGGCAAGCCGCTGTTTAGGGGTAATGCCGCTCAATGCCATATTTGGACGTTCATGGTTGTATCGCCACATCCATTGGGTGGCGTAATCTCGAACTTCATCAAGATTGCACCAATGGTACTGCGACAGCCATTCATAACGAACGGTCCTATTGAAGCGTTCGACATAGGCATTTTGTGCAGGCTTGCCAGGCTGGATATATTCCAGCCGGATGCCTTTGGCACTAGCCCAGTTTTGCAGCGTTGCACTGACGTATTCAGGGCCGTTGTCGCAGCGAATGACTTGGGGGTTGCCACGCCATTGCATGACTTGCTCCAACACCCGAATTACACGTTGCGAGGGCAATGAGAAGTCCACCTCAATGCCCAGTGCTTCACGGTTGAAGTCGTCAATGACGTTGAGCAACCGGATGCTGCGGCCATCTTCAAGCTGGTCGTGCATAAAGTCCATTGACCACACAACATCTCTGCTCGCAGGCACTGTCAGTGGTTCAGGCTTGGCTCGGTCCAAGCGCTTGCGTGGCCGTATGCGCAGATTGAGCTCCAACTCCCTGTAAATCCGATACACCCGCTTGTGATTCCATTTAAAGCCTCTGACGTTGCGCAAATACAGGAAGCACAAACCAAAGCCCCAATTGCGGTTGTTGTCCGTCAGGCGCAGTAGCCACTGCGCAATCTCATCGTCCTCGATACAGCGCTGAGCCTTGTACCGGTAGCAGGCTTGACTTATTTGAAACGCTTGGCAGGCCAAGCGAATGCTCAGCCCTCGCTGCGCAACTGCAAGTTCTGCCATCTCGCGTCTGCGAGATAGCTTCACCACTTTTTTGCCAGTGCCTGCGCCACCACCTCGGCCTTGAGCTTTTCTTCGATGTACATCTTGCGCAGGCGGCGGTTCTCTTCTTCTAGCTCCTTCATGCGGGCCATCAGGGAGGCATCCATGCCGCCGAATTTGGCACGCCACTTGTAGAACGTGGCTGCGCTGATGCCAAGTTCTCGACACAGCTCGGGCACAGCCAAGCCAGCTTCTGCACGCTTGAGCGCATCGATGATTTGGCTGTCTGTAAAACGTGACTTTTTCATAGTAGAGATTCTCCTTGGGAGGTCTCTACTTCTCAAGACGCTGGTTTTTAGGGGGGATTACCCGCCGACCGTATGTCCGGATTGGCCGATGTGCTGTCGGAGGGCAATCGCTCTCGATGACCGGTCAACTCGGATAGCAGTCGCTGGATGCCATGAGAGGCGAAGGTCGGCTTCGGGTCGAAAGCAGAACCTCTGCCCGACCCCAGCACCTCACCGCCCCTGCTCTAGCGCCACCGCCCGCATCTGCTGGCGGATCGCCGTCGGCGCCGTCTCCGCAATCCGCTGTGTGCGGTCCTTGCCCATCTCCCGCGCCCGCCTCCACACGTCCAGCATGTTGATGCGGATGGGCTGATCCGGGTTCAGGCTGTTCCAGCGTTCCAGGCGGGCGCGCGCGGCAGCCACGGCAGCGTCGTCCTTCTCAAACAAGGCCTTGGCCCACTGGGCGCGGATCTCGTTCGAGGTCTGAATGTAGAAGGACTTGCTGCGCAGCATGAAGCTGTTGGCCTCCTGCACCTCGGCCACGCTGCGCGGCTGAAAGCCGATCATCTTGAACACGGCTTCGTCCAAGGTGGTGTCGATCACCTTGTAGCCCTTGGTGTCCTTGTAGATACCACTGGCTGCCATGTCCGCGCCCTTGACGGCATTGCGCACGGCGTTCGGCATCACCTCCAGGGCCCCGCGCCCCACGCTGCCGGCGTCCAAGGTGGCGATGCCCTTGAGCACATCGCCCGCACCGGTGAAACCGCGCTTGATCAGATCCCCGGCCGGGCCCACCATTTCCACGAGGTCACGGGCGTTGCTTTGCTTGCTGAGTGCCAGACCGGTGCCGGGGATCAGGTTGCCCATGCCCAAGCGGCCCGACACATCGATGGGCGCGCCCGGCAGGCCTGACAGGCCCTGCTCCAGAAAGCCTGCCAGCTCCTGCCCCAGCCACTCGGCCATGAACTCCTGGCGCCACTGCTTGCTGCTGAGGTTGTAGCCCATGGCCTGGCCCGCACCGTCGATCACATCCTCCAGATCCTCCACAAAGGGCAGACCACCGGCGCCGCCCATGAGCATCAGCATCAACATGGCCCAGCCCACGGCCCGCCGGCCTGCGGCGCGCTCAGGGCTGCCAGGCTTGCCGGCATTCCAGGTGCGCTGCATCAGCTCCAGGAAGCTGACGGAATAGGTCTTGAAGGTGAACAAGGTCCCGCCGATGGCGCCGCGCGCCCACTGGGGCTTGTTGGCCTTGGTATAGAGGAACTGCGTTTCCACCACGGCATCCCGCGCAAACTGCGCCGGGTTGTCCATGCCCTGGTCCTTGGCCAGCCGGTAGGCAGCAATGAAGGTGCTGCGGCGGTTGAACTGCTCGGCCAGCGCGAAGGGCTGGCCCCAGGCCACCTTGCCCTTTTCCCACAGGTTGGAGGCCTTGGCGCGCGCATCACCCAGCTTGGTGCCGTCGCCGCTGCGCAGACCGCCCGCGCCGCGCGCCTGGGCCATCAGTTGGTGGATTTCCTGGGGCGAGACCACGCCGTCGTCCTCGGCCATCTTCAGGGCATGGGCCAGATCCGGCGCGTACCGGAACCCCTTGTCCATGGCGCTCTTGCTCATGTCCTGCAAAGCCCCGACCATGAAGCGCCCGGCCTTTGCCATGCCGCCGTACTGGCTCAGCCAGGGCATGGTCACCGCAAACGGCTGGGTCATGTTGACCATGGCCGAAGCGATGGAGCCGCCCAGGTACTGGGCAAACAGCATGCCCCGGATGACCTGGCCCTCTTCCTGCGGATCCTGGATGTAGCTGCGCAGCTTGGCCGCAATCTCGCCCAGCTCGCCCTGATCCTTGTGCTCGGTGTTCAGGGTGTTAATGGCCGCCTCCATCTTGCCGGCGTTCAGCCCCGTGGCCGCGGCGCGCGCGTTGGAGTAGACAAAGCTGGCCAGCACCCGGCCCACGTCCTCGCTGTAGCCAGCAATCCCCTTGCGGTGGATCAGCCGCTTCATGGCGCTGTGGTTGTTCTTGGCCAGCTTCAGGTACTCCTGGAACGCCTGGTCCTTGGCCTGGTTGCCCTCGGCGTCCAGGCCAAGCATCGTGCCAAACAGCTCGGCCGTCTCCGGCGTGATGCCGGCAAACAGCTTGAACTGCTGGTCGTTGATGGTGCCCTGGGTCACGACCGCGCCCGGGTACTCACGCTCCATGGCACGGGCCATGCGGTGGCTCTCGGCCTTGCTCTCGAACATGCCGAAGTAGAGGCGCTCGCCGGCCGCATCCACCACATCCACCGTGTACTTGCCAAACCGCTGCAGCGGCATGTAGCCATGGTCCATCAGCTCCTTGGCCTTGGCCACGGTGGTGGACAGCTGCTGCATCAGCGTGGCCTGCCGATCGCGCGTGTCCGGGTGCTGCTTGGCGCGCTGCTCCAGCTCGTCGTCCAGCAACTGCCAGGCCTCGGTCAGCGTGGGCGCGTCCATCACGATCTCTCGCATCCCGTCCCAGTCCCGGCCCAGCGTGCGCAGCATCTCCGCGCGGGCGGTGATGTCCAGCGACTTGTCCACGGTCGCGCGGGCTTCGTCGTACAGGCTGATCTGCTGGTCATTGAGCCCGAAGAACTCTTTCAGCTCTTTGTGGTTGAACGCCGCACCCGCTTTGAGAATCGTGCTCTCAAACTTGTTGTTGATCAGGGTGTCGAACTGCTCCAGCTTCTTGCCCCGCAAGGCCGCCAGCATCTGGGGCTCGATCTTCTTGGCAGCCAGCAGCACCTCGGCCTTTTGCTCGGTGGTCAGGCCCCAGTACTTCGTGCGCAGCGCCTCCATCGGCATGGCCTTGCCGTGCTGGTCGCGCCCCCAGTCCAGGGTGCCGGCAAACAGCGCCTTGCCAATCGCCTGGTTGTCCGCCACAGAAATCGGCTTCTTGGCCAGGTCGCCCAGGCTCTCCACCCGGGGAATCAGGCGCGGGGCCATCTGGGCGGCCTCGTTGGCCACGCTGGACACGTCATCGATGAACTGTTGGGCCGACTCAAACACCGGCTTGAAGGCCGGGTATCGCTGGGCGATGTGGCGCATGGTGCCTACGCTACGGTCCCAAAGCGAAACTTTGCCGGGGTGGGTCAAGGCGTTGTGGGCCAGCTCCAGACCTTTGGTTTTGAGGTCCGCCAGCTTGGAGCGGCTGAACATCGGCGCGTCGTTGTCATTTTGGGACGCTGGCGGTAAAGTCACTTCGCCGCTTTGGCTCCTGGGATAAGGAGGGCTGTCTTTGACAGTTGGCGCACTGGGCCCGGTGCGTTCCCAAAGTGGCTTTGCGTTTTGGGCCTGCGTTGCGTCCTTCTTGCCAACATCCTTGTTCTTCTTCAGAATAGTTGGCGTGCCCGCGCCCAATTCATCTCGAGAACGTGTAGCGCTGGATTGCGTAGCAGAGGGTCGGGTCGCACCCCCCGCCGATGCACCGGGCACCATTTCATATGCGGTCAGCAGCCAGCCATTGGCACCCTTGCGTTTGACCAACACGGCTTCATTCCCGTTGTGGTCCAGTACCAAACGTGTCGCCAGCCCACTTTCGGCGCGCCTGACTTCTACCCCAGCGGCGATGGTCTCCACGACCTTGTCCAGCAGCATGCGCTGAACGTCCTCCAGACTCATTCCGTCCGACTCCATCCGGCGCTTGATGATGTGTGCCACCCCGCGCTTGCTGTCGCCCCAAGTAAAGTCCACCCACCCCAATCCGTTGCGAAACATGGCGCGATGCTGGTCTGCCTTGTCCAGCAAGACCTTCTGCATCGCACGCCGGCCGCGCGCCACATTCGCATCCACGGATTTCATCGCACTGCGGCTGAACCCGACTTCTGACTGTGCCAACGCAGGCAAGCCGCCCCGCTCCACCCAGGCGCGCGCCGGCAGGATGTAATTGCGGATCAGCTCCGCGTCGGACACCTTCAGGTTGTTGAACCCTGGCACGTTCGCGCGCAGCCAGGCCCGGATGGCCGCCACCGCGCGCTTCACAAACCCGATCTGGGGCTGGCTCTGCGCCATCTCGGCAAGCACTTCCTCGGCCGCGATCCGGCGGTCCAGGGCCTTCCCTCCACGCAGGCCGTACTCCTGGATCTTCGCGTCCACATCGGCTTTGCGCACCATGGCGATCTCGTCCAGGATGCCGTCCAGCGCCTTGCCAAACGCGCCTCGCAGGCCATGGTGACCCAATGATTCGTGGAACAGGACGCGCGCTGCATCGTTGGCCGTTTGCAGCTGGCTGGCCAGCAGATACGCCTTGCCCTGGTGGTAGAAGCCTTCAGGGGCGCCGCTGGCGCCACCGCTGCGCTGCTGCAGATCCGCCTGGCGCACCGCGGCAGGAATGACAGGATCTGCCATGTCGAAGGCCACTACCACATCCGGTCCATTTGCCCAGGCCTTGCGGATCGCATCGGCCGTCCCCTTCACTTTCTCGACAGCCTGTGAGCGCGCCTGCTCTGACAATGTTGGGCGCCCCTGATTCATCACACCCAGAAAACCCTGAACGTCGAAAGCTGGAGCATCCGGGTCACTGCGACGGAACATGGGAGCATCACCAGGCTTATCAATCACCACCATGCGGGCAGCGACTCCGGTGTTGACCGGCAGGCTGGGGTCCATGAACGAACCATCCGGCAGTTTTTCAGTGGTGCCGCCCACACTCTCCAGCCATTCGCGGAAGCCCTCGGCGCGCTTGTTCGACTGGAAGAATGCGCCCTCACCCATGATGGCCACGATCCGACCACCCGGGCGCAGCAGGCTGTAGGCATGGCGCACGTGCTGGATGTCACGGCCATCCGAGAACGGCGGATTCATCACAATGCGGTCATACCCGCTCAACACGCCATTTTGGGCGATGCCCGTCAACTCGCTGCGGTCGTAGTAGCCGCGTGTGCTGCCATCCTCACCGACCAACAGAACCCGTTCACTGCCAAGGCCCCCGGATCCACGCATGATGCCCTGCACGCCATCGGGCGCGCGGAAGGTATCGCCATAGGTGAAGAAGGTGCGCGGCTGCATCTTTGTGAAGTCGTCCACATCAGCGAGTTGATAGCCCTTTGCCTCCAGCAACTCCTTGCGCTCTGGCGACAACTCCACCACATCGGGCCAAACATCGTGTTCGCGCACGATGGCGTCGGCAATGTGCCCCATACCTGCTGAAGGCTCCAGCACGGCCATGCCCTGCTCAATCTCTGCCGCGTCCAGCATCTGCTGCACCACTGCTGGCGACGTGGGGAAGAAATCCAGCCCGTCGGACTTGCGCCCCACCATGGCGCGCTCCATCTCCTTGATGCGATCAGCCGGCGCGGCATCCTCACGCAGATTGACCAGCTCGCGCAGAGCACTGCGATATTCAGCAGGCGTCTGGATCCCCATGCGCTGCAGGCGCAGGCGCTTTTCCAGCACACTTTCCAGCTGCCATGGAATGGTGATGGCCTTGCTGCCGCGGCGTTTACCCAGCTTCACCAGGTCTTGCACGAAGTCCATGGACAGATTGATGCGCTTGTCCCCATCACCCGTCCAAAGACCGCGTTGCATCGCCTCTCCAGGGGAGAGAATCACGCGGTTCTGCCCACGCTTAACGGCCAGTACCACTGCTTTGCCCACCAGGCCGTTGCGCTTGATGGCGCGCTCCGCGGCTTCGCGGTTCGCAAAGTCTGCCAGGCCATCGCCACTGACAAACTGGCTCACCTGCAGCAGATTGCCCTTGGCCCATTCGGTGTAAGCCTCACTCACATCGTCAGCCACCTTGGCCAAGGCCGCGCCCGCCTTCTTTCCACCGTCCACCTCCAGTAGTTGGCGGGCAAGGCCGGCCAAGTCACTGCGGTACATGGTGAAACGCGGGAATTCCGCATAGTCCACAGTCTGGGCATCCATGGGATCGCCCTTGTGTTCCTCAGCCTTGGACCAGCTGCCGTACTTCTCCAACAACTGCTTTGACTTTGCAGCACCCAGGGCCTGCTGCAGTTGCGTCAGCTGGGACTTTGTTCGCACGCCATCCAGAAATGGGGCATTTCCCGCCTCAATCGCTGCAGCCAGATTGCGCATGGTGCTGGCAAAGGCCTTGCCGTTGCGTGCAGCCTGCTCGGCCGATGCGGCCATGCGCGCGCGGCGGGTGGTGTTCGTCTTGCGCTCCAACGACAGCTGTGCGTCCGCATCGGCGTCGATGGCATCAGCCATCGTGCGCAGCCGCTCCACGGCCGTTTGGCTCTTGTCATCCTCGAAGGCATCGCGGCGGGCCTGGGCCACTTCCTGGGCCGCGCCGGTATCTCCGGCCACCAGCTTCTGGAAAGCCTCTGCAGCTTCACGGGTGCGGAACTGGAAGCCTGGCACGGCACCGTTGCCGCGGTAGCTGCTGTAACTGCCGCCCATGCGCTTGGCGCTGGCGTTCAAGGTTTCGTAGTCATCACGATCTACGCGCTCGGCCAGCTGAACCACGAACAGGTCGTGCCCGTGCTTGGTGTGCTTGGTGGCGATCACCTCGCCGGCGGTGGTATTGCCTGCGCTGCGCACATTCTGCTGGCGTGCCCGTGCCTTGGCTTCTTCCCGGGTGGCTCGCGTGCTTTCCGCTTCCAGCGCATCATATTTCTGGCGCTGATCAGGGTTCAAACGCAGGAATGCTGCTTCGCTGGTGTCGCCCTTCTCGCGCCAATGGCTGATGAAAGCCCGGAAGTCGGCCAGCGTTTTGGGGTTGTCCAGCGCCTGCTGGGTCGCTTCACGGCGGGCCTTCAGCTCGGCGCGCGCCTGTGCCAGCTCCTGGGCATGCTGGGCGATGTCGTCATCCGTGAGGTTGGCCACCAGCTCGCGCAGGGCCTCTGCCTTGGCCTTACCGTGGGCCGCCAAGCCCGACGACGACAGCGTGTAGGTACTGGGTCCGTACTGGCGCCCCAGGCTGTACTCGCCCAGCACCGCATCCACCATGGCGGAAACGATTTCAGGCTTCTTGCTGTCGCGGTGGCGCATGGCAAAGGAGTAGCCACCGCTGCGCAGCAGCTTGTCCTTGTTCATGGTGTTCAGCTCGGCCGCAATCGCCTCGCGCTGCGCATCCAACTGCACAAAGGATTCACGCAATTGGTCTGCCGTGGCTTCGCCGGCGCGAACGCGGTCCATCAGCCCCACATGGGAATCCAGGATTGGGGTCTTGCTGTCTGCAGGTGCTGCAGGTGCTGCAGGTGCTGCAGGTGCTGCAGGTGCTGCAGGTGCTGCAGGTGCTGCAGGTGCTGGCTGGGCAGCATCTTCAGCGCGCACGGCGTCCACCAGCTCGCGGACACGGCGCTTGGACTCGGGCACGCTGACACCAGGACGGCGGAAAAAGGAGGCCACGTCGAACTTGTTGTCTGTCAGGGTTGTGCCATCTGTAGGCACCAGGTTCACGCTGGACGGATAGCCGTCACGGTCGAAGTTCAAGCCGGCCACCTGGGCGGACTTGCCAACCACCACAGGCTCCCCGCCCTTTTTCCAAGACAACAGCTTGCGGATCAATTTGCGGTCTGCATCCTCCAAGCGCTGGGCCTTGTCGGCCGCGGCGCGCGCCTTGACCTGCTGGTCAGCCTGCTTTTGCTCGTCGGTACGCGCACCGAGCGCGGCACGCTGCACGCTCCCGGCGGCATCCTTTTGCCATGCCGAAAACGTCTCCTGGGCGCGGCTCAAGGCGTCATTGCGTTTGTCGGCCTGCTTCGCGTTGAGCCCGGAGCGTCCAGCCACAAAGCTGCTGTACGTGCCGGCCCGGACAGCCATCAGGCGCCCGTAGGCGGCCAGATAGTTGGTCCGCAGTGCCTCGACGGCATGCTCCACTGCAGCTTTCTGGGCCTCGGTGACGGCCACGGCCAGGCCTGCATCGCGCTCGGCGGCTATGAAGCGCTCAAACTCGTCGGCGTCAGCCTTGGCGCGTTGGCCACCGCTGTGCGAAATTCCTGAATAACTGGCGGATGCTTCCTTGATGGGGAATTCGCTTACCTGCTCTGCGGATGCCTCCACCTGGCCCGCCGGGCCGGTCTTCAACTCCCCGGCGTCCGGCTCCGTGGCGTGGATGCGTTCACGTTCATTCGGCACGTCCACCCAGGTATCGCCTTGCTTGCGCACCGCGCGTACCGTCACGCTCCAACGACCTTCCTCGTCGGGTGGGTTGTACGACACCACACGGTCATGACCTCCATAGCCCTTAACGATATTTCCTGGGGTGAAATAGTCAGCACGTGCCCGGGCAGCAATTTCCGCCTTTTTGACAGATGAGCTGCGTGGATTGGGCCGTACAGATTTCCCTTCGTTCTCAGCAGCACCTGACGCCTCACTTGGTTTGGCATCCTTTTGCACGCTGGGCGAGGCCTTCACCGCCTCCAGGGCCTGCTCCACGGGCGCATCCAGCACGATGGCCTTCACGGGCTTGCCGTCTTCGGCTGCCGCCATGGCCTGGTGGTGCCCGTCGATGATGTGACCGTCGTTGGACACGATCACCGCCCGGCCGCCCGTGGCTTGCTTGGCCTGCGCCACCTTGCTGGGCGAGTATTCCGCCTGGGTGGGCTTGAGCGCGGTCGCGTCCACCGTCGTGGTTTCGTGGGCAATGCCCTGGGCGTTCAGGTGCTTGACCAGGCCCCCGTGCGACTGGGTGGGCACCTGGGGCATCTCGGCGCGCGGGATACCCAGCGTGCCTGTTTCCGGCGCGAAGGCCTGCATGTCGCTGGCCGCCTCGGTCTGGGGCACCACCACGTCCAGCAGCGCCTTGCGGTTCTTTTCTGAAATGTCGGCCCAGGCGCGGCTGTGCAGGTTCTTCTTGGCCACCGCATTCAGGCCCTGGGCCTGCTCGGCGGCGGCTTGGCGCTCCACCGTGGTCATGCGCGTCCAGCGCTCGGAGGCCTGCAGCTTGCGTTGCTGCTCGGCTTCACGGCGCTGGTTGCCCTCCTGGGCGATCAGTTTGGCTGCTTGCGCTCCAGCTGCTGGCGCGCCGCTGTCGATTGCAAGGCCCGGCGCTGTGCCTGCTTGCGGCTGTTGCGGGCTTGCTTGCTGGGTTTGATCGGTTTGAGGGCCACGGTCATTCACTCCTTGGTTGATAGCTGGCTGCGCCTGTGCCTCACGCTCTGCAATCGCTTTTTGCAACCGCTTGGCGCGCACATGCCTGGGGCCCAGGTCTGCGGCCAGGGCATGCAGCTCCTCGGTGCTCATCTCGTCCGTTTTCTTGCGGCGCAGGGCTGCCAGGTCGTGCTTGGCGGCCAGCTGGGCCGCTGCATTGCCCTGCGCCTGCAGCGCATCGGCCTGGGCGCGTGCGCTGGCTTCCTCACCCTTGGCCTGCACCACTTTTTTGAGGCGGCGCTGCTCGTTCGCCTCGCCCACATCCGCCGGCCCGCCCTGGGCAGCGTGTTCTGGCAGCTCCTGGGGGTTGGGCTTGTACTGGCGTCCCGCCCAATCGGCGGCCTGTGCGGCGGCGGCATCTGCCTGGGCATTCAGCTGCTCGATGCGCTGGCCCGGGCTCAGCAAGTCCAGCTCCTGCTGCAAGGCATCGCGCTGGGCCACCGCTTCGGCCGACCAGCCCTGGGCGCGCCCCTGCTGGCCCAGGAAGTCCAGGCGCTCGCGGATCTGCTGCTCGCGCGCCGCGTCAGACACCTCACCTGTTTCGGCGTTGATGCCTTGCTGGTCTTGCGCTGATTGCTCTTGTTTTTGCTGTGCTTCGGGCTGCTGGGCCGCCGCCTGGGCTTGCAGCTGCTCGGTCAATCCAGCATCCACAGCCATGGCGGCCACCGATTCCAGGCCACCGGCATCTGCACGCAGGCCCATGGCTTCGCTGGGGCGCACGGGCTCGGCCTGGCCGGTGGATTGCAGGATTTCGTCGTCGGGCTCTTGCACGGCGCGGCTGGCCTCCAGCGCCTGCTGGCGCGCGGCTGCCGCGGCTTCCTGCTGGGCACGCAGGGCTGCAGCACCATCCGGCGGCGTGGTCTGGGGCACGTCCAGTGTGCCCGCCTCCTGCTCGGCCAACTCCTGGGCGCGCTGCTGGGCCTGCAGCTGGGCATCGGCCACCATCGTGGCGTCCGCCAGCTTGGCATCGGTCTTGGCCTGGGCATCCTGCGCTGCCGCCTCGGCGTTCTGCCGTGCAGCGGCAGGATCGGTACGCCCTGCGCGGCCGCTGGCCTCCACAGCACCCAAGCCGCCCCCCAGAGGCGCGGCGGCCATGCCTTCCAGCGCGGCCTGGCCCAAGACACCGCGCATCGTCGGTGTGTCGAACCCTTCGCCTTGCTCTGCCAGGTTGGCGGCCAGTCGCTCCTGGCCACCCTGCACGGCCTCCATCGGCGCTTCTTTGGCAGCGCCCACCGCCGCGCCCTTCGCGATCCCCACGGCCGATGCGTCAGCGGCCTGCTTGGCCGCACCCACGCGGGCCAGGCGGCGCACCGCGGCCTCGGCCCCGGTCGATCCCGCCAGCATGCCCAGCCCGGCGCCGGCGGCGATGCCGCCCAGGTTGTCGCCGGTATAGGCCTGAGCCGCCCCGGCGCGCTCGGCGGCCTGCTCGGGCGTGGCGCCGGCCTCCAAGTGCCGCTGCTCCACCGCGTCATAAATGCCACCCTTGACCGCCCCGGCCCCCTGGACCGCACCTATCGCCACCGGTGCAGCGCGCGCGGCCAGTTGGGCAGCCGCACTGCCGCCACCCGTCAGTGCAGCCGCGGCCAGGGTAGGCACCACCGAGCCCACGGCATTCAGCGTCGTGTCCAGCGGTGCATCAACCATGCTGCCGGCATAGGCCTTCACCTCTTCCCAGGTGCTGCCGGAATCCTCGGCGGCCTTGATCTTGCGGGCGCGCTCTTGCTTTTCTGCCTTGCGATAGTCGGACTCCAGGCCTTCGGCCGCCTGGATCCCCTTGCCCATCAGGCGCGACACCGCGTTGTTGGCCCCGAAGGCGTCCGACACCATCTTGACGCCCTGGGCCACCCCAGTGCCCAGTGCAATCGCTGAGTCGCTCACCGAGCGCCCAAGGCTCGGTGCCTGGGGGGCAAAGCCCAGCTCAGCATCGGTGTAGACCTTGGGCGCGCTGGAGGATGCTGCAGTGGTGCTGTTGGTGCCGAAGCCCAGTTCAGCGTCCGAGTAAATGCGCGGTTTGGATGGAGTTGCGCCGCTCTCCAGCTGAGTGTCTTGTGCCATCCCCGCAGGTTCGCGGAGACGGTGTTTTGGGTCTATTCCTAGCCGGGGCCAGTTCGGAACCGGATCAACTGGACTGCCATCCTTCCTTGGTCCAGCGCACTGACTGACCGTTGGGCGCCGTGTACAGCTGCCCCACGACACGCTCTGCAGCATTCGCTGGTGCTGCTGGTGCCTTGGTGCCTGAACCGACTTCCTGCACCTCTCCGGTCCGCTTGTTGTAGCGGATCACACTGCCCTGGGTGGTGGAGCCATCCACGTTCTTGGTGGTCGGCGTCACCTGCACGCCCCAGTCCGCAGCATCGGTGCGCCCGGTCAGCGTGGCAAGCCGCTTTTGCGCCGCGTTGCGCGCATCGTCGGTCTCGGCATCCAGATACGCTGCTTGGGCCTGCTCCACCCGCTGGGCCTGGCGGTTTTGAAAGCCCTGCGTCGTCTCCTCCAGGTTCAAGCGCCGGCCGTCGATGGCCAGCCGCTGCGCAGCCGTGCGCTCACCAATTGCGGCGCGCTGGTTCGCTCCCGACTGCTGCATGCCTTCACGCTGCAGTCCAGCATCCAGCTCCATCGCCTTGGTGTCGATGTTGGTCTGCCCACCGGTCATGGCCGCCACATCGGCTGTTGCCGCCTGCTGATAAGCCGCCTGGGCCTGCCGGCGCGCCCGTGGATCCTTGTGGATCAGGCTGTCGGCATCCATCTTCAGGCGGCGCAGGGTCTCGCGCGCTCGCCAATCGTTGCCGCTGTGGGTGGCCGTCGGCACGGCCAGCATGCCCCGCTGGGGGCTTTGCGGCACGTTGTCGCTGCCGGCCACGCGCGCCACGCTCTCAAACTGCTGCATTTGGGCCAGCCGATCAGCGGCTTGCTGGTTCTGTGCACTGACTGCACCACCGCCACGCCCATTCACGATCTGCGCCCCGGCGCCCACGTCCTTGCCGGAGTAGGTGTTGGTGGCCGCATCAAACTCGATCTGGCCCGTCTGGGCGTTCGGGATTGCCGCGGCGGCGGTTTGTGCCGGCACCGGTGATGCGACTGCCGGCTGCTGGGGCGGCGTGCCCTGGGGCTGGTAGGTGGCCAGGCGCTGCGCGGTTGCTGGGCGCTCCGCTTCCGATGCAGCAGACACCGCAGCCAGGCCCGCGCCTGGGGTGATGTAAGGGGCAGCAGCCTTGGCAGCCCCAGCCACGCTGCCCGCACCGGTCATGCCGGCACCCACCAGGCGGGACACCGCCGGCGCTGCCGCAGCCGCACGCACTGCGCCCCCAACAGCGGGCAAGGCCATGGCGGTGTTGGCCAGGTTGCGCCCGACTTCCGAGGTGCTCAAGCTGCCCAGCCGCTTCGCAGCCGGTGCTGCACGGCCCTGCTCGGTTGGAATCTGGTTAATCAGTTGCTGGCGTTCTTGATCGGTGGCCATGACGTGCCTTTGCTGGTTTCACTGGCTGGCAGTGTCAGCAAAGCACCCTCGCGGCTCAAACCCTAGGCGGGGTTACCAGTGGGATCTGACCAGGCGCGGGCGCTTGTCGCGCTGCTTGCGCTGCACGTTCGCATCCGGGCGCGCGCCGAAGTCCCGTTCAAACATGGCTTCGTGCACTTGGGCCCGGTCCCGGTCATAGCCATCCGCATCGGGGCGCAGATAGGCACAGCGCAGGGCCCAGTTCATCAGCTTGCGATGGTGGCGCACAGGGATTTCCGGCGCGTCGGTCTCTGCTGCAGCCGCTGCCATCGGCACCAAGGCGCCACGGTACACCCGCAGCTTCAGCAGCCCAGGTGCAACAGGCTCGGGCACCAGCTGGATGGCCGGCTGGCCAGCACCGCCAGCTTGCACAAACACATACTGGCGTGGCTCACCGCGGCGCGCCTCCCAGTTGGACATGCCCTCGTCCAGCCGTTCAATGCTGGTCTCGGTCAGTGGCTTGCCATCCACCAGGGCGCGCTCCACCTTCAAAACGGACGGGTGAAGGCGGTACACGGCCTGCCCTGGCTGCAGGGCAATGCGACATACCGCCTCTGTCGTCATGTCCTCAATGAGTAGTGCCCGCTCGCAGGATTCCTGCACGGCCTCGTTGAGGTAGCTGGTCAGCGCCTCATCGCTCCACAGACAAGGCTCCACCTCATCCGCCAGCGCGATGCGCAACTCGTTGATCAGCTCTTTGAGGTTCATGGCGCGCCCTGCCTGGATCAGCTGTTGCTGGCTTCAGCTTCTTCGGCTTGGACCTGGGCCCAGGCTTCATCCGCCTCGGCGCGCGTGATGTTGAAGCCCGCCACCGCCTTCAGGCGCTGCAGGGCAGGCTTGCCACCATCGGTGAAGTCTTCTTCATTGGCGCCGTTGAGCATGGTGCGCAGGGCATCCTTGATCAGTTCAATGCGCTTGTCGGCGGCGGCCTGGCCGCTGCCAGCCTGGGCCGCATCGCCAGCGGGAGCGATCGAGGCGCCAGAGTCGGCCAGGGGCTCAGCCCCGCGCGAGATCGCTTCGCGGCGGAACATATCGGGCACTTCAACGCCCTCGGGGGGAATCACCAGCGTGTGGCCACTGGTCAGGCCAATGTGCAAAGGCTGCTCGCCTGGGCTGCGGAATTTCATGGATCACCTCTTGGAAATCAAAGGTCTGGGATGCTCAAAAACCCCGGTGACAGGGGCCACCGGTCACCGGGCCAAAGGGGCGCGAAGCCCCACCACTGTGTTTCAGCCCTGGCTGAAGGCGGCGCGGCCTTCCACGTAGTAGTGCAGGGTCAGGCGCAAGGCCCCGGCCGTCGCGCTGCCCACCTGGGCAAAGCCCAGCAGCACGCTATCGGCCACGCTGTGCTTGTGGCCGGTGATGGTCAGCGCGGTGCGGCCGGCCTGCTTCAGGTCCACGGTGCCGTAACGGTCCGCATCGCCCTGGTCGCCCACGGTGCCTGTGGCCGAGGTGGCCGAGTTGAAAGGCGTCGTCACCACCACATCGCCGCCCACCAGCACGGCGCCGTGGGGCACCTCAATGGTGGGGTTGGCACCTGGGGCCAGATCACTGAACTTCACATCCACAAAGGCCACCAGCAGGTCCTGGCGGCCGGAGTTTTTCTTGATAGGCATTGCTGCTCTCCTTGTTCAACAACAAAAGGAACCACTTCGCCCGCAGCCCGCGCGGTGCGGGCCTGGGCGTTGGAAGGGTTAGCCGATGTAGTGATCGAGACCGATGATCCCGAAGTCCTCGACCGACTCGTCGTAGATGCTGTAGAACTGGGGCTTGAGCAGGCCCAGCATCTTGTCGATGTTGATGCCCTGGCGGCTGTCGTAGTCGAACAGCTTCTCCACCCAGTCCGGCGCGCCCAGGTCCACCATGGCCATGGCCTGTGCACCGCACAGCAAGGTGCGGGTGCCGTTCACATTGCCGCCCGCGCCCCACTTGCTGCCCGCCGGCGCGCCCTTGGTGGTGTAGACCAGGTTGTGCTCATGGATCACCGCACCATCCACGGTCACGGTCGAACCCGTGAACCAGGGGGAATCGGTGCCGGCCTTGGTGGCCACGGCCACCACAGCGCGCTGGTAGTCGGGGTCCTTCTTGAGGTTGGCCAGGGTGCCCGGCGCCACCAGCAGGACGAAGTAATCCTTGCCGCCATCCTTCAAGGGGCGCACATAGTGCTCCTTGGCGTAGGCGATCAGGTCCACGATCATCTTGTAGCTGGGCAGGCAGTCCTTGGTGATGCTGCCGGTGTTGGAGAACTCCAGGCTCTGGCCATCCCACATCAGGGAGCGCTTGGAGGTGGGCGCCGCAACGTCTGCCGCAAACGACAGCTTCGGGAAGGGCGAGTTTGTGCGGCGCGCACCGTTGTTCTTGAACTCGTAGCTGATGCCCGACATGGTCAAAAAGCCCAGCTGGTCGAAGCGATTGCCCAGCCAGTAGGCCAGCTTGTCGCGGCCCTGCTCACGGAAGCTGATCACCGTGCGCTGGTCGGCCAGCTTGCCCTGGTTGCGCACCGAGTGGGTCATCAGGTCCAGCGAGATCACCTGGCTGTACGACTGCATGGCCTCTTCGTTGCCTTCGCGCTCGTTGTCCCCGATGACGCCGTCTTCCACCAGATCGGCCACCAGCTGGATGAGGGCCTGGTCACCCTTTTCGGTCTTGGTCAGTTCCTTGATCACCTGGATCATGGCGTTTTGGGTCTTGCCCATGAAACGCTTGAGGAACATCTGGTCGCGCGCTGCGCTCCAGGTATCACGGCTCCACACCAGCTTTTGCTGGGGTGTCAAAGCGCCAAAATTCGTCAGCATGTCTTGCTCCTAAGAATGGTCGGGTTCTTGGGACATGCGCCGCCCTCAAGCGAATGACATGACATGGGCAGTCAAGAAGCCAGGCCCTTTTACGTCACGGCCTACAGACGAAAACGCCAGAAATTGGGCGCAGTAGCAGGTGGCGGGTCTGCTACTGCCAGGGCTCACACGGCGATCAGTCGCCGCGCAAACGGCGCTTTTCAGCTTCGGACAGACGATCAAACTGGTCATCGTCCATCGCGGCCACGTTCAGGGGGTCAGATCCCGTGGCGCGGTTGCCCATGCCCGCAGCAGGCACTGGTGGCTGCGCCAGGGATGCCTGGGCGCCGCGCGCTGTGGCTGCTGCTGGGCGCAAGTCTGTCTTGGCAGGCGCTGCGGGCGAAGACTTAGCCGGGGCGAAACCTGCGGGTGCGAATTTCGGGGCGATGAAATCGGCCGCCTCGCGCAGTGCCTGGTGGGGGGCCTTGCCCTTGGCAATCAGGGCATCGCGGCGCGCCTCGATCATGTCCAGCACTTCGCTGTGCTCTGCTTCCTCCAGGAACGGGAAGTCGGCCACCACGGAATTGGCAGTCTCTGCCAGCAGCTGAGTCGCGTTCTTCTGTGCCTGCGCCAGTTCACGCGCTGCTTGTTCGGCGCGCGCGCGCTCCAGGACCGTGGCGCTGGCCTGCTCCATCAGGTGCTGGTTGATGCCGGCGCGGATCTTCTTGGCCTGCGCGGTGTCCCCCTCCATCAGGGCATCCAGGTAGGCCTGCTCCTGGGCATCCACATCAAAAACCGTAGCTGCTGGTGCTTGCGTGTCTTTGGACTGGCCTGGTTTTTCCTTGCCATCGCTGCTATCACCGGCTTGCGCGTCGCGCTCTTGCAGCTGCTTGCGCAGCAGTTCGAGTTCTTGTTCCGCAGCCTTGCGACGCTCGTTGACCTCATGAAAGCGCGCATGGGGCACGCTGCCGCTGTTGTTACCGCCCTTGCCCTCGTCCGGGTCTTCGGTGGCCGTGCTGGGCTGCTGTGCAGGGGGTTGTTCACCGCCATTGCCCCCTGCACCGGCCGCGACGGCCTCCAAGGCTTCGGGGTCCAGGTCATCGCCGGGCAGAAAATCGCCGCGGTCCTCGGGGGTGCCTGGCTGGTGCTCGTCGTCCAGCACCACGGTATCCCCGGGCAGATCAGCCCCTTCTGCGGCGGCGTTCATCAGGCGGGCCATCATCATCTTCAACGTCTTGGGCATGTTTGCTTGCTCCTACAGTGGTGGTTTTGTCAGTGGTTACTTCTTGGGCTGTGACTGTGGCGCCAAGCTCTTGAGTTCGTCGGCACGCTTCTTGGCCATGGCCTGGGCCGCCTTCAGGCGCTTGGTGTCCTTGCGGATCTCTTCGGCGCGCACCAAGGTGCGCATGTCGTCCTCTGCCTGCCATTCCTTGTCCATCGCAATACCTCGCATGGTTTTTCTCCTTACTGGGGTTGAACGCCATCGGCGCCGGGTGTCTCGATGCCGGTCGCCGCACCCTCGCCACCGGTGGGGGGCAAGACAGGGAATGCCGGGCTGGTGTTGGTGCCCATGTCCACGGCATCAGCCATGGGCATGTCGGCTTGGGCCTGGGGGACGATGGGTGCCGCGTCCTTGTCCTGGAATCCGACGGTGCGGGCCAGCTTGTC